GAAATCGTAGACAATAAGCCCAACGCCACCACGGCGAAAGTTGAGAAGGAGTCCAAGTAATGCCAACGCTAGGCGCTAAGTCTTTCACGAAGGTCGTCGTCAAGAGCGAGAGCGGCTACGGCACGCCTGCAACCTTCAACGACGCCAACGGGCAGCTGCTCCACACGGACATCGTGGGCATCGTTGACCCGGGCGTCACCGTTGACTTGGCTGATGATAAGAGCGTCGGCATCCGCCCACGCCGCGTAGCGGCTTCGGCAACCATCACCGCCAAGGCTCCAGTCGTCACCTTCGGCGAAGCTCCTGCGTCACTCCGCACGCTGCCGATCATCTTCGACTCACTCGCCACCATCACCCCGTCGGGCGCTGGCCCGTACACGTGGGCATACGCTCCAAGCCAGACAGACGTTGACACGCTGAAGACCTACTCGCTCTACGTCACGGACGGCGTGCAGAGCTTCGTGATCGACGGCTGCGTGCCAACTGAAATCAGCCTGAGCGCCGATCAGTCGGGCCTTCTCCAGATGGGCACTACGTGGGCTGGACGCGCACTGACCACCAGCACGGACGTCAGCACCGCTGCCTTCGCTCAGCAGTTCTTCATCCCGGGGCGACTCTTCGGACTGAAGACGCACGGCTCCATGATCACCGCGAAGACGGGCACGGGCACCGCCTACTCCAGCTACATCACGAACTGGAACCTCACACTCATGCCGGGCGCTGCCCCGCTGCAGGTGCTGAACGGCTCGACGACGAACGTCAACGCTGGCGGCGTCGCCTACACGGGAGCCCTTGACGGCACCCTTGAGTTGACCATCGCATCGAACAGCGCCGCCACCAGCGCCTTCCCAGTCGGCGACATCGGCGCCACGAAGTTCGTTCAGGTGCAGGGACTTGACGCCAACGGCTACGGCTTCACCGCCAACATCTGCGGCGTCGTCGAGAACGTGACCGTCATCGGCTCAGAGTCCGACGGGTTGATCCTCAACACCGTGACGCTGCAGCTCGCCAGCAACGGCACGAACTCGATTCTCTGCTGGGTGGATTCACCACTCTCGGCGCGTCCATAAAGTAGCCCGCTACAGGCGGGGAGGAGGAGCACATGGCAGGCACCGCAACTGATCCAGTAATCGTTCACTTAGACGGTGACTTCGCAGGCTGGAGCGCAATCTTCCGCCCGTTGACGCGCATCAGCGCGCGCGTGTTGATTGACCTTGAGAGCGATTCAATCGGCACACGCCTTCAGGCGTACACGAAGATGATTCTCAGCATTGAAGGCTGGAAGGACTTGGACGGCAACGCAACGAGCGACCCGCTTGACGCGCCGATCCAAGCACTTGAAGCCGCCGCCACGAAGTTCATCACGGGGGCTGCTGAAGTCCCAAAAGCGTGAGGCTTGCCGCCCGGCAGTTGAGTCTCGGGCAATCAGTCAAGCCACCGCCAGAGATCATCTTCCACATCTTGGCGAAGGAGTTCGGCAAGTTTCCGTGGGAAGTCGAAGAAGCGCCGCTACACTACGTCATGCGAGCGTGGGCACTTCACGCCGAAATGCAGCCGAAGGAAGTGAAGCGTGGCCGCTAAAGGCAACGAGAAGGTCAAGCTCTTTGTCACACCCGAGTCACTGAAGGGCTTTGGTGACGTGCGCCTTGGCTTCTTGGAGGCAAGCAATCCCCGCAAGTTCAAGGCAATGCTGCAACTTGCCACGCTCAACGCAGCGCGCACCATGGTCAAGCCAGTCAAGGCGAAGGCGCCCGTGCGCACTGGACGCCTGCGTGGCGCAGTGGCTGCACGCAAGGCGCAGTTCGACCGCCCAGCCGCCGTCGTCGGAGTCAAGGCGGGCAAGAGCCGGGGCGACGCCAAGGGCGCGTGGTATCGCTGGTTTGTGGTGAGCGGCACATCTGGCACAAGAAACACGAAGGCGCGGGGTAGAGTGTCCGTGAAAGCAATTGCTGCCCGTGACTTCGTGAAGCTTGCCGTCACTGATCCGAGCGTTCAGGCTAAAGCAATGGAGACAGTGAATAAGACCGTCATGGCGTTCTTGGACGGCACCATCAAATACCGAAAGGGTAGAAGCTAAAGATGAACAAGGGCCTCATGAACCTAGTCGTCAAGGCAGTCGATCAGGCGACGCCTACCCTGCGCAAGATCGGCAAGGGCTTGGGCGGGCTCAAGAGCGTCGGCATGTCTGTCGGCTCAGGGTTGCAGACTGCAGCTCTCGGAGCAGTCGGGATCGCTACTGCAGTGGCTGGCTTCACTATCGCAGCCACTAAGGCAGCGGCTGATGAGGAGAAGCAGGTAGCGCGGCTCAATGGCGTACTCAAGCAGCGCGGCATGCTCACAGATGCCAACAGCGCAGCAGTCGATACGCAGACAGCCAGACTAGAGAACCTTGCCTTCTCTGGTGACGCCGTTCGAGAAAGTCTGATTACCGCGACGCAGTTCACAAAGAAGTTCAGCGACGCGATCAGGATTCAAAACGTTGCGGCTGACGTTGCTGCCGCCAAGGGCATCAGCCTTGAGGAAGCAACTTCACTTGTGGGGCAAGCGTATGCTGGAAACACGAAGGGCCTGAAGTCGCTAGGAGTTGTAGTCAAGAACGGCGTCAAGGGACTTGGCGCTCTCAACGCCGTGACAAAGAAATACAAGGGCTCCGCTGAGGCAGCGGCTAATACGGTGAGCGGAAAGTTCACCATTGCCCAAGAGAAAATCGGCAACGTCATGAAGGTATTCGGCGACAACTTCTTGCCGCTTGCATCGGACGGGCTGAGCTTCTTGAGCGACACCGTGCTGCCAGCAGTCACGAAAGGCGTTGAAGACTTGCAGCCCGTGTTCAAGGCAGTCGGCGGGTTTATCACGGGCACGCTGGTGCCAGCCGTCGGCGGGTTTATCAACAAACTCACTGCCCCGGGCGGCGTGATTGACTCAGTCATGAAGGTCGTCGGGCCCATCATCAACAACCTCATCCCAGTCTTCGGGCAAATCTTTGACGCAGTCGGGAAGACTGGCGCAAAGATTAGCGAGCTGATCGGCATCCTATGGGGTGACGGGAAGGGCCCGCTTGCCGTCGCCGTGCAGGGCATCGGCAACCTGCTTGGCTTTGCAGGCAAGATCATTGCCAACCTCATCGGCTTTATCGGGGAAGCCATCGGCGCAGTCATCAGCGTCAGCAAGGCAATCATGGACTCGCCAATTGGCTGGGTAATCCAGCAGATTGCTGGCTTCATCGGCGGCGTTGTTGGCGGCGTCGGCGGCGCTCTTGGAATCACACCACCAGCCAACTCTGGGACGGGCGTATCAGCCAACCCAATGGACGCCAAGTACACGATCAACATCGGGGGCAAGGACGTTGACGGCGTGGTCAAGGATTCTCTCGGGCGCATCGTCACCACCACCACACCGGGGCGCTAACTCGTGGCGACGCATCCGTTCGCCATCATCGTGGACGGCGTCAACAGCGGCGCCAACATCCTTGACGACTATTCAACCGCCAGCCCAACAACGCCATGGGTTGACCCTGAGAGCGTTAGCCTGACGCAAGATGCCAACGGCGAAGGCGGCGCTCTCTCGTTCGACGTGGTGCAGGTGAAGACTCCAGCGGGCGGGCCATGGTGGAAGTCAGGCAGCGTGTATGACAATGCGCGCGTGCGCTTTCAGGTCAGTGGGACGACGACCTTCTTGGGATACATCACCAGCATCACCGCCGAGCTGGCAGAGAACGGGCTCGGCACGCGCGCCAGCGTGACCGCTGCAGCGGCGTCATCGTTCATGGAGAAGATCATCGTCTACAAGGGGCGACTGGTGACAGGCACGAAGAGCGACTTCACGGGCAACTTCTTGATCGGCTCAGGCAGCACCACGGATCAAGCCAACGTCACGCAGCTCGTTGCCAAGGCTGACGCCGCCATGGCGTTCAGCGGCGGCACCAGCGGGCGCACCGCCAACCGCCTGATCGTCAACACGAACACCACGCCCGCCTACACGGGGACAGCCGTACCAGTCGGGCAGTTGCTTATGGTGCCGGGCACGCTGCGCGCGTGCCTTGACACGATCAAGCAGGCAGCCGAAGCGATTGACGGCGAAGAGCGCCGCTTCTGGGTTGCGCCCAGCGGGAGAATCAACTACGCCCGACTGGGCAGCGCCGTGCCAACCTACGCCACGGCTCCGTTCAAGATCGTCACCACGCCGACCTTCTCGCCGTATGGCTCAGTCTCCGCAGCTGCGACGCTGCAGGCGCGCAGCCTGAACGTCACGCTCGACCATGACGTCATCGTCAAGAAGGCACGCTTCATCATGAACGAAGTGGTCAGCAAGTATGACGCCAAGATCAGCGGCGGCGCCTACACCGTTGCCGACCCGTACGGGCGCGTCTATGACGAAGCAGCGCCAGATGGTGCAGGCATGACAACCCGCAATGGCCCACGCCCAGAGACACTGATCACCGTGACGCCGATGCCAAAGCGCACCCCCGGCAGCGTCCAGTGGAGCGACAAGATCACGGACTACGGCAAGAAGTACTTCGGGACGGACACCTACCCGAACCGCGCGGCGCCGCAGCGCAGCATCACCTTCAGCGTGCGCGGGGCTGATCCGACGAACAACCCCTACGGCTTCGTCAAGGGCTACCGCCAGACGGGCCCAAGCACCTACGCCTTGCAAGACGGATGGGAGGCTGGGCAGTATGTCGAGATCAACGACGCCACCACCATCGGCGGCAACACGGTCAACATCCTTGGACTCGGCGGGCTCTACCGCATCGAGTCGCTGACCATGTCGTTCGAGCCGGGCAGTATGATTCGCCAGTTCGACCTGACGTGCGAACGAGTACCACGCAATCCGTTGAAGAAGTTCTTGCAGGGGTAATCATGTTTGACAAGTTTGGCTCTGACCAGCAGCAGCTCGCCAACTCAGGCGGCAGCGTTATCTCGCAAGATGACGCCGTGCTCATCAACGGTGACAGCGACGGAGAGACGGCGCTGCTCTTCGGGCCCGCCGCGCTTCGTGAGATTCAGACAGGCGTCGCCAACGGGGACTTCTCAATCCCACCATCCGATGCTGAGGGAGTCGTCACGGCTGACAACGACCTGCCGTATTGGACGTTCACAGACGTGTCAAGTGCAGGAGCCATCACCTGCTCAATCGTGACTGATGCTTCCGCTGCGTCGGGCACATCGCTGCGCTTCAGCATTGCAGCAGGTACGGCAAACAGCAAGAGCGTGACCCTGCGGCGCTTTATCCCAGTTGCATCCACGCGCAACCAAGCCTTCGCGTACCAGCCCGAAGTCAACACCTTCGGCGCAACAAACACGGCGAACTCCACCATCCGCATGCAGTCGCAGTTTTACAAGGAAGATCAAACGACAACAACAGGATCAGTAAACGATTCGGGCGTGGTCACCTTCGCAACCCTTGGCACTGGCAGCAACTGGCTCACAGGAACCTTCACCACTGCCAACGCAGCGCCATCCGATGCAGCCTTCTGCCTCATCACGATCACCGTCGCAACGGCTGCCGCAGGCACGGTCGTTGCGTCAACGGTTGACATCCCTGAGGTGCGCCTTATTCGTGGCGATCAGACAAACATCTTCGCGGAGTATCGAACTCCGGGCACCTACGCCCCGACATACATGCGCCAGCAGAACGGCGAGCTGCAAATCTCGCCGAACGGCGGAAGCGGCAACACCGAACTCGGCGGCAGTCTCACCGTTGTCGGCGGCACCATTGACACATCCGGCGACATGACCGTTGCATCTGGCAACGGCGACCTGATCATCAAGGACACCAGCGGCGGTGGCGCTCCACGGTTGCAGTTTATGACTTCAGACGGCACCTATCGCGGCGGCATCCGTTTAGGTTCGACGCAAAACTTCGCCTTTGTCACTGGCAACACGACCGACGACTACGGCTTCGTCCTTGCTGAACGCTTCTATCCAATGAACGGCACCTCAGGCAGCCGCTACATCTACGACACTGGAACATCAACAGGGTTCACTGGTGACATTGAAACCCCCACAGATGCAACTGCGCGAACTTTCTATTCAACAAGCTCATCACTTGCTCTCTACGGATCGTCTGGTGCAGACGTAAGCCTGAGGGGTGCAGACACCAGCGTGCCGATCAGCGGCAACGGTGAACTGCAGTCAATCCCAAACACCACCACAGCAACCACCAACAGCGCCCGCTGGGTGCTGATCAGCGGCAGCACCTACGGCTTGCGCCGTGACTCATCAACGCGCCGCGTCAAGACCAACATCGTGCAGGCAGATGAGGGAGTGCTTGCCGCAGCCAAGCGCTTGCGCGCCGTCCACTTCGAGCCGTTGGAGAAAGACGAAGACGGCAACCTGCGTGGAACGGGCCAGTTAACCCTTGGACTCATTGCTGAAGAGATTGAAGAAGCCGGGCTTGGTTGCGCCGTGACGTATGACGCCGAAGGCTTGCCAGACGGTTATGACGAACGGGTGCTTCTTGCCGCAATGATTCACCACATCAGCGACCTTGAGGCTCGACTTGCCGCGCTGGAGTCACGATGACGCGCAGCCAAGTTGACGCCATCATCGAACGACTAGACGCGCAGAGCGCGAAGATTGACCGCCTGCAGTCGGAGATTGACCAGATGAAGGGCGGGCTCACGGTGCTGAAGGCGATCGGGGCCTTCTTGGGAGTTGGGGGTATTGGCGCGCTGCTGGCGTGGCTTCAACAGCAGGGCAAGTAGTGCGCCGCGTACTCATCCCGCTGGTGGCTGCCGCCATGCTCTTCTGCACGCTGCCAGCGTTGGCGCAAGAAGAACCCCAGCACGGGCTCACCATGACCGTCTACCCCGGGGTGATCGTTGGCACTGGCCCGTGGGAGACACCGCCGACCGTTGAGCCCTGCTTCGTCGGCATCGTGCCCAACATTGACTTCATGTGGGGCGGCGGCGCTCCAGCTGCAGGATGCCCCGCCGACATGTTCATGGTGCACTTCACTGGCTGGATCACGGTGCCCGAATCGGGCGCGTGGGAGTGGCTGAACTGGAGTGACGACGGCTGGCGCATGACCATTGGCGACTTCGTGGCGCTGGATGACTGGAACTTCCACGGCTGCGGCGGGCATTGGAGTGGCCCGAACGAAGGCTTCACCCAGATGGAAGCGGGAGTCTCGCAGCCGATCAGCGTGTGGATGTTCGAGTGGGGCGGCGGAGCCTGCGCCCGTCTCGACTATGGCAGCCCTTCAGGCTACGGCGTAGTGCCGACTGAGTGGCTCACCACTGAAGCCGTGCCAACCCCGCTCCCATCCGTGGAGCCTAGCCCTGAGGTGCCAAGTGTTGAACCATCCCCGAGCCCGACGCCAGAGCCGACGCCCGAGCCGTCACCATCCGTGGAGCCTTCGCCAACTCCTACGGCTGAACCTAGCCCTGCTCCTACTCCTAGCCCTGAGCCTTCTCCTACGCCAACCGTAGAGCCCAGCCCTACGGCGACGCCCACGCCGACCCCTACACCTACCCCAGAACCGCCTTCTCCGAGCCCCAGCGTGGCTCCTACACCCCTCCCAGAGCCTTCTGAAGAACCCTCACCAGTGCCTTCTCCTGAGCCTACGCCCGAGCCCACGGATGAGCCGCTGGTGATTGACCCCGGCGCTGCAGTTGGCGCAGCCGTTGAAGCCGTCGGCGAAGCCGCTGCGTTCGTTGCCAATCTTGGACACGACTTGACCCCTGAAGAAAAGCAACAGGCAGCGGCTACAATCATCCCCGCAGTGATCGTCACGCAGCTCGCGCAGGCAGCCGTTGCGGCAGCCAGTGCAGCAGCGTCGGGCGCGGCGTCGTCAGGAGGCTCACGAAGGAGCAAGCAATGAGACTCTTGAAAGACATCGCACTCGACATCGCGGCAAGTTCTTGGACGTGGCTCGGCATGATGATCGCGTGGATCGTGTTGCCAGACGGCAGCACCCGCGACTTCGTCGGCGCGGCGATTCTCGGGCTGCTCATCCTATGGGCAGCGACAGGCCCCCTACGCTGGGGCGGGGAGTAAACATGACGGCGGCTGATCACATCGAAGAGATTCACGAGCAGGGCTGGACGAAGATCGTCACGGCTCCGGGCGAGTGGGTTGCACTCGTGCCCAACGACAACAACAGCGCCTACGGCGGCACGCTCTGGAAGCGCGCCGAAGACGGCAACGACTACGCCGAAGGCGCCACTGAGGGCTTCCCCGTCAGCGCCGCACTGAGTCACGATGCAGCAGGGCGAGCCGTCGCAGTGCTCATCAAGAAAGAAGTCGGCGCGTGAAGTACCGCGTCAAGAGCCAACTTTACTCCGACGCTGAAGCCCAACTAAAGGGCGCCAAGCAGATTCTTGACGACTGCACATGGTCATCGTGCGCCGCAGCCGTGAGCTGGGCGAGCGGGTATGAGGTCGACTACAGCGCCGCGCAGGGCGTTGAGGCAATGAAGAAAGTCACGGGGCGCAAGGACGTGCAGGGCAAGTCCGACAACGGCGGCAGTCTCGCCGAAGCCGTCAAGGTCATTGCGCACCTAGGCGGGAAGGCCCGCTACGCCAAGAGTTGGGAAGATGCCGTCACCGCCGCCAAGGCTGGCGCTGCCCTGATGGTGTGGGTGCAGCAGCCGATCGGCTACCCGCCCGAGATTCGCATCAGCGCGTGGCATGACCGCTGGGTGAAGTGGTGGACGAAGAACGCCCCTGAGAAGATCAAGGCGGGATACGGTCATATGACGTCTGCAGGGTTCGACCCCGACGGCGTAGACGGCTGGCAGTGGGCATGCCCAACTCGGGATGAGCGTGACCCAGCCGAGAAGTACGGCGTCCAACTCTCGGAGTCGCAACTGCACACCATCGTCAAGTCGAAGATGCGGGCGCGCAAGTTGACCGCTGACTTCAAGGCTCTTCTCATCGTCACCTACCCGAAGAAGGCAGCAGCCCCGACTCCTGCGCCCGTCGCAGTGCCTGAGCCAGTTGCAGCACCCGTCAACGCAGGGGCGCGAGCAGCAGTGGCAGCGGCGCCAGAAGTGGCACCTGAGCCAACACGTGGGGTGCAACTCCCCACCGCGTCCACCACTCCTGAGCCCAAGAAGCCGAGCGCCGTGGATGCCCAGCTTGACGCTCTTGGCAAGGTAGACTTCGGAGCAGTGGCTGGGAGGGCGCTCAATGCTGCAAGTGGTGCAGCGGCTGCGGCTGCCAAGGTCAAAGGAGCACCAGCCAAGATGATGACGTTCTTGCAGTACATCAAAGACAACACGGGCATCGACGAAGCCCTCATTGAGTTCGTCCGAACCTTCGTCACGGTGAGCATCTCCGTGGCGCTCGGGCTCGGCATCCCGCTGCTTGACATCAACGGCGGCGACTTCCGCACCGTCGTATCCGCTGGCTTGGCGTCAGGGCTGCAGGTGCTGGTGAAGTATCTCGACCCGAAGAACACCGCCTTCGGAATCAAGGAGAAAAACTAGCCACACACCCCGCCAGACACTTGACACAAGTGCTGGTGTAGGCTGCGAGCAGGCACCCTTGCAGGTGCCGCAAGCAGTTGGAGGTGTTCACATGGACGGACTCGAAGAGCTCAGGGCGCTGAGCAAGCCACGCAAGGGGCCACCTTGCGGCATGACGACCGTGCACCTTGAGGGCAAGGACTGGGAGACGCTGCACGCAGGGCTCGCTGATCCCGCGATTACCGCCAAGGCGCTCAGCGCATGGCTTGAGAAGCGCGGCTTCACCGTGAGCTTCTGGACAATCGGAAGGCACCGCCGGGGCGAGTGCGCGTGCAACTCATGAGCGACGAGTTGCAGATGGAGCAGCGGCTCCAAGAAGTCACCGAAGCCCACAAGCGTGCACTCCGCCAACTGGCGAAGCGTGACGCTGCCCGTGAGGAGTTAGTGGCTGCCGTCTATCAGGCGGCGAAGGATGCCGCGCTGAGCATCACCATCCCGCCCGTGCCGAAGCCGAAGGCGTCAGGCAAGAAGGGCGAAGCCGAGACACTCGTCTGCCTAGTCGGGGACTGGCAGCTCGGCAAGTACTCGGAGACGTACAGCATCGAAGTGGCGAAGGCTCGCATCGAACTGCTGGCGCAGAAGATTCAGCGGCTGGTAGAACTGCACGGCACTCCCGTCAAGGAGATTGCCGTGGTGCTGCTCGGCGACTTCGTTGAGTCCGACGGCAACATCTTCCCGAGCCAAGCCTATGAAGTAGAGCGCGGCGGCTTGTACGTCCAAATCTTTGAGGGTGCTGGGATGCTCGCGCAGTTCGTGCGGGCCATGGCAGCACTCGCTCCGAAGGTCACGGTGCGTGGTGCGATCGGCAACCACGGGCGACTCGGGCGCTACGGCGACCACTCCAACGAGAGCAACGCTGACGCGATTCTCTATCGCATCGCAGCCGAGCACTTGAAGGGCGAGAAGCGCGTTGACTGGAAGGAGTCGCTCACACTGGGTGGGCGTCACTGGTACGACATGCTTGAGCTGCCGGGTGGGAAGACTGCCATGCTGGTGCACGGTGATCAGTTCAAGGGCGGCGCCTTCGGGCTTCCGTTCTACGCGATCGCCAAGCGCGCGCAGGGCTGGAATCTTTCAGTGCAGCCGTTCGACTTTCTCTTCTACGGGCACTGGCACACGCCAAGCCGACTGGTGCTGAGCGACGGTGCGCACACCTGCTGGGGCAACGCCAGCATTGAGAGCAGCAACCGCTACGCGCAGGAGTGGCTGGCAGCGTCTGGCACCCCTGCGCAGTGGGCGCTCTTCTTCGGCAAGGAGGGCCCGACCGCCGAGTATCTGGTGAGACTGGATGCCGCGAAAGCCTGAGACTGAGGTGAGCACCTGCCCCGTGTGTGGCGAGCTGGGGCAGGTGTACGCCTACGGGGAGCAGGTCGTCAACACGGGCGCCCACGGGGTGGACTGGGTGCTCTCTCAGGGGGTATGCAAGGGGTGCCTGAGCGTGGTGGTGCAGGCTGCCAAGGACGGCACCCTTGACTCCTTGGAGGGGGGTTGACGGGCTGAAACCGTTAGGTGTAGGATTACGAAGTCAGGCAAGACAGCCCCATGCGGGGCGACTGGCAAGGAGGTCACAATGGCGAAGGCAACACTCCGGGAGATCAAGGCAACACTGGAGAGCATCGCTGACGGCGTGCTTTTGAATCCAGCCAGCGAAGACGCAGCCTTCTGGGCTGGGCGCATCAAGGAGATCGTCC